GATGGGATCATATTCCGATTCATGAAACTCTCGAAACCACTCTCTCCCCTTAAACAAAAGACTCACACGGCCCATGTAGTTCTAAAGCATTGCCCAATATGGTAGAATAGCCTTGAGTAGTTTCTTTTCCATCCGGGGCCTCTGTTTGCAGCAGGGCCCCTTCTTTTTGCCCAATTTCCTTCTTAATCACAAGATTAATCAAAGTCTCCTGATCCACGTCTATCGAAAAATACTCCGAAATAACACCATCCTCGACACTAATCCCTGCCTTGCCTCGATATTCCATCTCGGGGAAGATAGCATTTAGTAAGGCATCTATCTCGTTCCAACTTGCATTGACCTTGGATATGATCGTTACGCGTCTTAATGAGTTGGAATGACCGTCGATTGACCATTGCTCGATGAGTGGACTATCTTCTAGGTCTTGGATGGCAGATAGTTCATCTTCGGTTAGTTTTCTCATGTTGGTTGCTCCTTTCTGCCCAATTCAAACAGTCCATTCTCGAGAACACCGGGTTAAACGGCTCTCCAACTCTCCCCTGGCCAACATAATCAACCACTACAGCCGACATCCTGCCATCTTCCTTATCCTCGCCGCGAACAGTATTACCACACCGCATTAACTCGGTAAAATCAGCCTTATTGCGCTTGATGCGCTCCTCGATAACCTTCTTTTCCTGCTCGATTTTGTAGGCTTGGATTTCTCGATTGATCCAAGTTTTGATATATTTAACGATTTTCTTTAACATCCCAACACCCTCCTCTTCCGCTTATTCCTTGGACGCTCACGCTTTGCCACAATATGCACATTCTCCCGCCTAGAACATTCTCCTTGACAAAATGGGAACATTAGATTCGTGAATAAAACTCCTTCTGTGCTAATTTCCCAAGTTCTACCGCATGGGCAGGTTATCTTGACTTCACCGTCAGGCAGGTTGACTTCTTTTCCACATAAACAAGTTTGGTTTTGCTGTTTGGTCATTTGGCATCCCTCCTACTTAATCAACCGTGATGTGAAAACTTTCAACTGACCTTCAGTTAACTGCACCGACTTCAGGACATCCTTAAAGCCTGGTACAGACTTCGAGTTGATGCGTTGGGCCTCTTGATACTTGAGTCTTCTGGCTTGGTCTTTACGCAATAGACTTGCTCCTTTCAAGCGGTGGATAATGATCACTCCCTTACTTCAATCCCACCCGTATTTTTCACCGTCAGCAATCATAGCTATCTCTCTGTATATCCTTTCTGGAATATCGTTCTTTTCCCACATTGCCACGAACTCATCCACTGTATCTAGGTAATTAGAAAAGTCGTATTTTATCGTTGGTTGAGAACCGTATGTGTAACCTTTTATTTGCTGGTGATGACCTCGTATCTGAATACCGCGTGCGCCAACATTACAGAAATCAATACCTGTAAAATTGGGGAATTTTACTAATCTTTCGGTTATTGCGTTTTCAATGTACTTTAATTCCTCTAGATGATCGACGAGCATTTCTTCCCCCATGTACGGCTTATGCTTAAATGTCCCTAGGTATAAGTTCTTTAAGTAATCAAACCTAACTTGGGCCTCCGGTTCGCTACCGAATAAATTTTTTTCATGGAAACTTTGGGACCAGTCGCCTAATTCTCCGTTTCTAAAAAACCTAATCATTTGATAGTGGTTACTTAGGGCGCAAGCCTTGAGGGCAGACGCGTCAGTATCTACATACCAAAAGTTTTTTCCTTCGCTTTCTGCTACTCTTTTTTGCCAATCTTCAATCTTAACTTTCCACTCACAATTCGGTTCATGTTGGTTTCTTAGTTTTCTACCATTCGTAACTTGTGTTCCGCAGTATTTACATTTAGGCATTTAATCAATCTCCTTTCTTAATAAGCACTCCTCTTTCCAATCAAACTCCGCATTTGAGCAAACAACCTAGCCATGGGGTTGCCCGAGCTACCGAGATAAGAAATAACCTTATTCAGAGTCTCGCGCTTCTCCCTGCGCGTTTCCTTCTTGCCACCCCAAACGAACTTTTGCACATGATGCGGTTGGGTTGATTCGATGTACTCCCGATAGGATAGGCCACGGGATTTAGCGGCTTGACTGATTTGGTTGGATGGATTGTTAGTTTTCAATTTGATTCACTCGCTTTCTTCGGATTCTTCGTTTTCATTGATAACTTCACTCAAGTCAATCTGTTCCTTAGCTAATTCGATAGCCAGTTTATAGGTCTTTTCGTGCTTTGTTCCATCATGAGTTTTGCTGACTGCTTCCTCAAAGTCATCAATGCTTCCAAGAAAGCAGCCACATACTACATGGATTTGATTCGTCTTAACTCGGAAAAATGTCGTGAACCCATTTCGTGATCCAATAACCCCGAGTTGGAATAGATGGGTAGGTTTTTTAACCCAAGCATCGCCAGACACCTGAGCATTGCCATACACCTGAGCATTGCCATACACCCGAGCATTGCCAGACACCCAAGCATCGCCATACACCCAAGCATCGCCAGACACCCGAGCATTGCCAGACACCCGAGCATCGCCATACACCCAAGCATCGCCAGACACCCGAGCATTGCCAGACACCCAAGCATCGCCATACACCTGAGTATTGCCATACACCTGAGCATTGCCAGACACCCGAGCATCGCCATACACCCAAGCATCGCCAGACACCCGAGCATTGCCAGACACCCAAGCATTGCCAGACTGGTCAACATTATCTTCCCTCTCGACATATCCGCCAAGTTCACCGGATTCCACGTTACTGAATTCGATAAGGGCCTTGATCCTAAAGAGTTTCTTGCCTAAAAAGGTCACGAACCCACTGGTTAATTCAAATTTCTTTTGCATTTGATTCACTCCTTACTTCTCTTCAAAATGTTCACACTTTTCGCAAGTGTATTTATCCGTCATGTATCCATCGCTAAACATGTGTTTATTTGGGCAAGCTTCCCCGACTAACACTATTACCGTTAATGGTTCGATAGCGTGCGTACACGTTCGACACTTCTTGTACTTACCGCGATACTTGGTCACGCTCACCCCTCCCATCTCGTTAAAATCCTATGGCTAATCTCTGCCACTCGGATAACATATGCTAGGTTTGTCCTACGCTTGAACCCAATGTTGTTGACGCGTATGTCAGTCGTGGTTAGGTCCATGAGGTGTTCGAATTGGGTGTGGTTAGTGGGCCGGTGGTTTGTTCGAGGATGGATTTTAGCATGTTGGGATCTCACTTTCATTTGATTTGGCTTGTCCTGCTACATCCTAGAATGGTGCTTTTGGCGGCAAACTTCTGAATGATTCTGGAAAATAAGTTTGCATGAAATAAGTTCGGAGTATTTTCTTGCGCTCTGTGAAGTTTGGTACGGCCACTACTAGTCCAACGTCGAATTGTTGCATTTTTCTCATTGCTTCCGCCTGAAAAGGTGTTAAGTATGGTCTGATGGAATCCCCTTTATCCAAACCGTGTTTCTTGCGAAATTCCTTAGCCTTCATACCTAGAATTATTTGGTTGAACATATCGGCCTCATTTGCGTAGTGAAAGAACTTTGGTTCATCGTGCATCGACTTAATTGCATCGGTGAGTTCTGGATATTCGAGTCTTGCAATATTAAGATCCTTTAGGGCTTTTTCCATTTCGTTAAAGCGATTGATATAGGCCTCTTTGAATTGCGCCGCTTTCTTTCCTGTGAAACCCATTACGATAAAAGCGAAACCATCCTTAGTGAGTAGGACTTCTGGTTGCTTTTTACCCCTTGAATCCTTATAAGTTGACTGCTTGAAATTAAGCCGTGAGAATTCGGTGCTACATTCGCAATTTTCAATTGCAGCCAGGACATTCTTGTGTTCTTTATTAAAAACATCTGCTACAAATCTACTACTCACTATTACTGAACCATCGTGAGCATTTACCCCTAAATCAACTTCGACATGAACGGTTATTAATTTACTCATGCTTGTCCTCCCTATTTATTACACTGCTCTCAATATTGACCCGTAAGAACTCCAAGTCCTGTATCTGCTTCTTTAGGGTTGAAATCTTTTCACCGATCATTGCATTAATAAGAAATGCCGAACTTGCTTTATAGGTTAATGAGTGATTGTTCAATACTTGATGAACGAACTGCCGGCTTACTCCGAATTTTTCAGCAATACTTCCGCCATTGAACCCAGTCAGTCGTTTGAACTCATCCACTAATGTCTTCTCGATTTCCTCCACCTCCTTGACGAAACGATTCCAAAACATACTTTTTTTAAGACTTTTTTGCAAATTTGTCATAATACCCTATTGACCAAGCTATTGCTTTGGTGGTATATTAGACACAGTTAAACAAGAGCGTAGCAAATAAGCCCCTTGGACTACGGGAAGGTTTGATGCAGCCACTGGAAATGGCTGAATCGTTCTGTGGTGGGACGAAAAATTACTCAGAGCAATGTTGCTCAAGTGCGGGGCATATTCTCGTTCCTACAATCTGGTAAATTGTTGGTATGGGAGTATGCCAAGTCGGTACAATTTCAATCTTCCTCTTTTTGCCTGGTAAGCATTAAGAGGTTGTTTGAAGTTGAAAAGCTTTTTGATAATAAGAATAAAATAATGTGCTAGGTTTGGTATCCTAGCATTTACTTTATTCTCGCCTATTTCCCCAATGAAGCGATTTTTCATTATTCCTCCTTAAACAAATCTGCCATACTGCATCCGAGGACCTTAGCCAACTTCCCCAAGAACTTAACTGTTGGCATCTTCTTTCCTCTGATCGTGTCGCTAATTGGAGGGTTAGACACTCCTGCTAGTCTTGCTAACTCAAACTGCTTTAGGCCCCGTTGATCCATATACTTCTTTACGTTCTTTCCGACCACAGAAGTCTCTAATGTTTGCATATCTATAATTCACCACCTATTTATTCTCCGCAAGCGAACTTCCTGTTAAAAATATGGGATGTTTGCTTGTCCATAGTTACATTGTATTCGCTCGTAGAGAATTAGTCAATAGATATTCTACTATAAATAAGAATAGTTTATGACCATTTTGTTTAAAGAAATTTATTGGTTATACTACTAGTGTTAATAAGGGGGTGATTGAAATAAATATCGGGGAAAAGATAAGGTATGTAAGAGATATTAGAGGATACTCTCTTACTAAGCTTTCTGAGTTGAGTAATGTTTCACTTCCCTATTTAAGTGAAATAGAGAGCGGGAAGAAGACCCCTTCGAATAAAGCGTTAACGAAAATAGCCAAAGCCCTGAATGCTAACACCTGGTTCTTCATGGATGATAACGCCTTGAGTTTTGAGGAAATGATAAAGCTATCAGATTACGAGCCGCCGGAGGATATTGTTGAATTCTTCGCTACACGCGAAAGCCTACCTTACGCTATACTCGCCCGCGAATTACATGACGAGAAGGTTGATCCCATCTTCCTTCGCGAACTCCTAGAGTCAATAAAGAAAATGAAGTCAAAATAATGTCAAGATTAGTGAATATTTTGCATAAATAAAGCATGTATTCACTTTTTTATGCCTATTTTTAAATATGCTGTGATATGAAGTCGATAATCTGTCTTATTGCACCCCCTTAATTAATTACCCCTATGCTGTATCATAAATATAACGCTATAGGAAAGGAAGTTTTGATGTTGTGGTTGTTGCAAAAGATTTGGGGGGATATTTCAATTATGTAGTCGTTGATGAGGATTTGGTATTAGTAGATCCTGGGTACATGCAGGAGTACATGGAGAGTCACCCAGAAAAACAATCATTCTTTAAGAGAAGGCCTATGCTATACAAACTTATCAAGATAGCTGGCTGTATTTATGCTGTAGGCGTAGTAGCTCACATTATTCTATGAGTCTTGAAGGAATGAGTGGTTAACCTGTCGAATTAGGAAGACAAGGGAAAGCCCCCTGAACGCATCCGACCAAAGATTTCGTTCAAGGGGCCAACGGGAGAAACTTTTATGTTGTTACAGATAATGTACCATAAATATGAACCTCCTGTCCATTCCCAATTTTATAGACAGGAGTTTTTTTAATGCAAGAGAAAAGACAGAAGACTATTTTACGCAAAAACAAAGATAGAGAAAACCCTTACGTAATGATCGCCAAGGATATTATGCAGGAAGAAGGATTAAGTTTTAAGGCTAGAGGGATAATGGCCTATCTACTAAGCTTACCGGATGATTGGGTTCTCCATATGAGCGAACTAGAAAAAAGATCAAAGAAAGATGGTCGGGAAAAGATAGCTAGTGGAATTAAGGAGTTAATTGAATTTGGATACATAACCAGAATACAGGAAAGGAGCGAATCCGGGAAGTGGGGGACCATGGTTTATCTCATTAACGAGATACCAAACCCAATGGAACCAACTACTCCGACCGCAAACGGCTTTCCCGCAAACGGTTTACCCGTAAACGAAAAAACCGCAGCTACTAATACACATACTACTAATACAAATTTAACTAAAAAAATTAATAATAAAAAGGATTCAACGAAGAAGGATGACAGAAAATCCAAGTATGAGAAGTTTTATCTATAGGGGGAATTAGTCATGTATTTAACTCTCAAACAATGTGCAGAACTAGCAGAAAACATGAATGTTAGTACAGCGAGATATTACAAAGATTCTTATTTTGAATATTTTGACACAAATGGAGAAGGTAAGACCACGAAATTCGAGGAACACAGCACTATCGAGCTATTGAAGTTAATCAAGTCAGCTTATGTCAAAAAGCTGGATCATGATCAGATAGTCGAACTATTGAACGTTCACCGGGGGTTTATTCCCTCTAATTCCGTTGTTCAGGCTTCAGACAATAACACCGAGATAACGCAACAAGAAGATTTAGCACTGAATATTCGCCATATTTTATTCGAAGAACTAGCTAAGCAGAACCGCATTATCCTCCAACTACAAGATGAGCTTGAGGATATGAAGGCGGAATTTAAGGAAGGGCTTGCAGGACTCTATGAGAAGGTCGAGAATGGACATAGGGACGCAGAATCCAGGGACCTCGAGGTAATGCAGAAGCTCAATGATATTAAGTTAATACAACAGCAGCGCAATAAGCCGTGGTGGCGTAAACTATTCGGCAAATAACCGTCATATTTTCAATATAACTCCCATAAATATATATCAACATGATATAAAGGAGGACATTTCATGGAAAAGAAAAAGAAGCCAGCACTGATCCACTTCTCCGCCCCACTCTTAAAGGATTTAGACGCTTATGCAAAAGGTTGCGGTATAAGTAGGAACGCAGCAGTTAATTTAGCTTGTTCAGAATTGTTGGGTGAAACGGAACGATTGAGGGAAGAGGCAGACCGATTAAGGTCACTTGTGATAAAGTTAGCAATGTCCGACAAGGTGACATTATGACCTGGATTACATTAGCGATTGTATTCGGTCCGCTCTTATTCATTTTCATGCTGCCTGAACATCATGAGGCTGTTCCGGTTTTTCAACCTAAGAGGCGCAAGAAGGGTTACAGGATTAGGCGAACGTTATAGCAACATGATATAACCCATCGTTCGGATAGCCTCCCTCAAGCTCTTATGAATTGTGCAAAATAGGGCATATTGGGCAGGGATAAGTTGAGTGGGGGAGAGTGGGGGAGCTAAATATCCGAACGATAGGTTGTGAAATAGATAATACCCTCCGAGTTGGAGGGTATTTGGTTGTGCTACTTATTATTCCATTTTTTCTTTTGACTAATCATTAGGTATCCTTGGTAAATTGGTTGAATAAGAATCGCTCCAATTATGACAATATAGAATATTATTAAGCCAATCTTTTCCTTGGCTCCATCGCAATCTTCCCAATCCGGAATCCAGTCGCTACCTATCATTTTCCATACCTCCTACAATATCAGCTTTCAGCATTCAAAGAATTGAGCCCGCAAGTCGGACACTTGCTATCCGAACCACCTTCTCCATCGAACATAAAATATCCACCATGCACATTAATCCTAAATACAGCATCCCTCTGTTCCATGTAACCAGTTTCGTAGTCGCAATTATCACAGGATATAGATGTCTTAATTCTGCCTTGTTCAATTATTTCCAAATTAGATATGTTGTTAAATTTTCTCTCGTTGTTCCATTGCTCTGCAGCCTTATATTCCTGCACACGATTATTCCAATCCTCTGCCGCCAATTGTTCAGTATTTTTCCAATCTCCACAAGAAGCGTGAACACCGCAAAAATACTTCATGCTTTGATATTTAGGCTCTAACGAACTTAAATTTGGTTGATTGCCACATTCTGGGCAAGGTAGTAAATCGCTCATCCCTCTTCATCCCCCTACAATATTTCTTCATCTTCATCCTCATAAGGCAAGGGACAATATGTTTCATCCCCTTGGCAATAACATGTTCCGTAACCGTGCGGTCGTTCGTCATCATCTTGCCTATAGCATATTTCAGAATCATCCCACATGTATTTGTATGAACTACAAGGCATATACTCATCCCCCTACAATATTTTCTACATCAACTCTCCCACGGTAATAGGCTTATTGCATTTGGGACATAAATTCAAATCATCATCCCTATGGATATACTTGAAAAACTTTTCGTTCCTTGACACAACCCTGCTTTCTCCGCAATTACTTTTATATAACCATTTGTTATGATCTATAAATTCTATACAAAACCATTTGCAGTATTCAGGCATTCTGCTTCACCCCCTACAATATTGATTTTTCAAATTCTAAGTTATCCGCAATATTTATGACAAGTTTACTACCCGGTATATCTATGACATATTTTATACCTAACCTCGTTAATGTATCCCGCAATTTACCTACTACTTCCATTCGCTTTTTTAGTTCAAGATCAACCCCCAAGGCCTCCCCTGCCGCCTCCCACACCATCATGAAGTCATCACTAGCAAATATCCTGCGTGTATTTTTATGTCCCATCGAATCACTCGTTTTCTGGCATTGTCTCAGTAGTCCTTCAAGGGCATTTTCTAACTCTATAATTCTTTCTGTACTGTCATTTGACGAACTCATTTCTTCCCTCCCTAAATACATCCTCAATCCTCTCAACCATCTCCACAGGCAACGCAACCCTACACATCTCATAATTACTATACGTTGCAGGAGATATACCCAATAACCGCGACATCTTCATAGTAGTGATAAGTAGAGACTTCCTTCTGCTTTTGATTAACTCCATGAATATCTTATTCCTTCTGTTGATTTCAGTATTCAACTCTTTCTCCCTTGATGCATCTACCTCAAGCCTTACCCTATTATGTTTCAACTCACAGTTTAGATTGTGGCAATCATACGTCCTGCCATACGTTCCGTTCGGACCATCCCATAGGCCGAGGATGTATTTAGTTGGTTCGTTGCAGGTATTACATTTCATTTGGATTCTTCCTCCTCAAAACTCCCAATACCCTCATTGGTCTCCTCAGCCATCAGCAAGCACTCAAAACTCTTATGAATAATCATTTCAGGCAACTCATCATGCCATTTAATTAGCAGAACTTTATCACCCTCTAGTATGGGCTTTGAGCATCCAGCGCAGTTAATCATCTACTCGCACCTCTAACCCCCACGACATAATTACTGTACTGTCTGGAAGAAAAGGTTTTCCCCGCAATAAATAAGTTACCTTTTTGCTGAGTTCGTGACCGGTATAAACCTTATTAATAGGGTGATATTTTTGAAGAGTCAGTATATCTCCAACTGAAAAAACACGATCATCTTCTTGCCTAAGCTCGAATGTCTTTTCTCCGGTCTCCACTGCATCGTAAAACTCAGGCCATGTTTTTAGGAAATGCTCAGCCATCTACTCCTTACCCCTCCTTACCCATCCATTATCAATAATCACATGCACTGGGCAAAAGTGAATATCTTGCCACTCTGCACCTTGATTAATAGAGTGCTTTTCGCAAAGTGGTTGGTCGCATGTTTTGCGTGGCCCTACTGGATAATCACATAATGATACTGAGACATCGCCACATACGGAGCATGGCTCTACTCCCTCACCACACACGAACATGGTTGATCCGTCTGGATATGTTTTTATTGCACATCCCAAGGTTTATTTACCACCCTTCTTCCTAATCTCTCGAATAGCCCAAATCCTAAACCAAGCACTAGCCGATAATCCTTTAGTCTTGGCAAGTTCCTTTACTTCTTCGACTTCTTCCTTTGTCTCAAAATATACTTTGACATGCGGCTTGTTTGCTTTCTCTTTCACTCTCTATCCTCCTTAACAAATCAGGATTATCAATGGAATTTCCCAATACTTCCACAAACTCGAATTCCCCGATCATAAATCCGCTATCTATAATACTAGCCACTAAGAATTTTTCGCTATGTTCCCAGTAACCTTGATGATATTCCCCACCCCAAACACGAACGATATCTAATTCGTATATTTCTTTACCCTTTACTCCCTTTTCATTTCTTTCTGTCTGTCCGATAAATTGACCGACTGATTCATTATTAACGAATGCCCACTCTAGAGAAGTAACTCCGTCCTCTTCAAAGCGATTGCATGTATCAATGGCAACTCCCAAGAACTTCTCAATCAATGATCCATATGTCCATTCTCCGTCAACAGTCTTCACCCCCCTAAATCTAATTTTCCTCATTGTGATACCTCCAATAGTTCAGTATTTCCGAGTTTGTTGCCGACAACTTCAAAGATTTGAAAGTCCTGCCATATTCCATATTGCGACTTTAACTGATTGTCAACTACAACAAATTGACACCATTGTTCACTGTACTCAACAGGTAATGATCTTCCGTATTCACCTCTTAGTTGCCCATTTGACCCAACGCTTTTCCAAAGTCGCAAGATATCACCCTCGTAAATCTCCGTACCGTTTTTATCACGAAGTCCTGTGCATTGTCCGACTGTTTCAAGGATAACTCGCACTAACTGAGCTTTATTGACTATATGATACCTAGTAGAACCATAAGGTGATTCAAATTCACTACCATCCTCTACGACATAATAACCATAAACCCACTCTTTGGTATCAATCCTTTTACCGCGAAACTTAATTTCCCTCAAAATAATTCCTCCAATCTAATATACACCTAGTACCATTATATACCCCTGCAAGTACCATGTCTAGGGCAAAAAAAGAGAAAGCATGGTCAATATTTATACCTACTTAGCCCTGCTAGTATGGAAAGGCAAGTTCTTCCCATTTAGGCATTTTTGACAATCAAGAAGGTTTTTCTTTTCGCAGGTTCGGCAGGTCAATTGTATTCTTACTGGTTTAGCAGGTTTGGTGATCAGACTATCCATAAACTCAAACACTCTCTCTATTTGTTCCTCATTCATCTTGGACATCTTTTGAGTAATTCGTGCGCTATGCGCTCTATTGAAGTCGTGTGTGTTTTTCCTGTCGTTATGAATAACTGAATGACACTTAGTGCAATAGAAAGTTAAGTCCTTCAATCTTTCGTCACCTAAATATTTGTAAGTATTATGGTGAATAGAAAACCCTGTATTAAACGTTCCCTTGCATCTTTGGCATGTATAACCATCCCTTTCTGCTACTTCTTGTCGCAATCCCTTCCAATGTTTAGTTTTTAGATAATCAGTGTAGGTTTCGGCGACTTCACCAGTGGCGCATTTTATATTCTTGAATAAATGTCCTTGACTTGCTTTTCTATGATTGACGGCCACTTTCTTTGTCATCGTATTTCCTCCGATTTATTTAAAAGTGTTTGCCTTAATACAGTGCACTAGGTATCCGTATACGAACACACACTGTATTAAGGTCTATTCTAGTTCCCACCTAGTAATTGATTAACATATCTCTTTGTTACATTTAATGTTTTACTCAATTCCAATGATGACATTTCGGGGTTATCTTTTCTTAATTCATCGAGTCGTTTAATTAAATCCTGTTTCGCCTGTTGTCTTGGGGTTAAACCGTTCTCATTCTTTCGACTAGCTAATCTCGCAACGTTTCTTCTTCGATACTTTTCATGAGTTCCTATTATTGTTTTGAGTTTTACTTGTTCTGCTTCTGTAATTGTTAGTCTATTAATTAGGAACTCATTCGCGTACCAGTAACCAGGCTTATCCTTCATGCCTTTAGTGACTCTTTTAATTAATCCACTATTTCTGCCCTGCTCATAGTCGATGAACTTCTTTACTGCCTTACTGACTGATTTACAGATTCCCTTAACCTCACTGTCGAGCAATGGTTTCTTAAATTTCCTATTGAACTCCATAACGTCCATTAAGAGTTGTTCTGTATCTCTGATATAAATTCCATTCCAATAACTAAAACAATGGAGGATAAAGTTTCTCGAACCTTCAATATCATAATTCCTTAACTTGCATAGTTTTTCGATGTCCTCTGCTCTGTTCATGTGAAGGCTATATGAGTTAAACAGGTTCTTAACTACGCAAGCTTTTCTAGGTTTATAATCTTTTGACTTGGCAATTCTATCTTGCCTTTTCTTTTCATAGTTGAGGTATTCGTCCCTAAGATCAACCATTGAATAGTAAATATCATTGTCGATGTGCAGTATCTTACAGGTTGCATTATTACGGCTGTTTATAGTACCCGGTAATCTAAGTACCCTCGCGCTGTCTGTCGCGCTATAGTCTGCGCCTAAGTCTACTAACTGATGATATAGATAATCCTCTAGTTCTTGGAATGTTTGAAGTGCTTGTTTTGGTGCGTTTTTGATTCGGAAGTATAGATGAAATCCCCTACCGCTATCCACGATCATACTAGGCTTAGGAATAAGCTTCTTTGCTACCATGTCCCATATAATAGCCATTGTGTCGCCTTTGGTGTGCTTGCCATACTTTTCTATGTCTAAGTCGATAAACAGGCTCCTGTACTGCCTTATATTGCTTACAGATCGTTTGCGAACCCAATATGTATTCGGGCTAACATAAGTATCCTCACGACCGTTAGTATCCTCCATATCAAGTCTGAGGCGTTCCATGTCGGTCGTATAAGTTTTTGCCATCTTTTCCCCGCGTATGATCTTCATGGATAAGAATGATATAAAACCATCCGTAGTATCGTCAAATAGATGCCTATGGAAAGCTTCAATATCTGTTTGTCTTTGAGCTAACGGCATGGTTCACTCACTTCTTTTTCATCTCCTTATCCAGAATCCTTCTCACAATTTCAGATTTACTTATCCCTAATTTTTCAGCCATTTTCTCCAACCATTCGCGCTGTGTATCCGTGATGGTTAAGTCAATCCTTTTCAACAAAACACCTCTCTTTTATACGTTGATTATACTACTTACTGCGTATAAATACAAGCAATAAGAAGCTTGCAAGTTCCTATATTTGGGCATAAAAATAACCCCCACCATTACGGCAGGGGTTAAATCTTTACTCGTTATATAACTGGTTTACAACCGTCTGATACACGGTTTTTTGTGTAGGTATGGACTGATTACCATACATGAAGACTCATTAATCTCCCTGGTAGTGGTCGGGTTAGCTCCCATACCTTTTAGCAGAGGGGTTTTGTCCCGTAGGAGTTATTAACCACTTTTTCCCACCAGTGCGTCTACGTTTCCGCCACTACACACTTTTAGTATATCAGATATTAGGCAATGAAAATAGAGCGTCCTCATAACATATGGCTACAATTTCGCTCCGCAAAAGATTTCTCTTTTTCTAGCGCTTTCAGTATATCATATCGTTGACCTCAACGGAATGATGCTATTCTGCTTTACCAGCACCCAACGCTGTGACCGCCACAGTGCCCCCAATACCTCCGGCGAACCCAGCTAGACCGCTTACTACCATCTTTATCGTCTCGTAGTCTAGTGGCTGCTTGGTGACTCCTGATAAGACGACAAGGGATAGAGTAATAAGGATTATTCCTGATATGGCAATGATTGTGGCTTTTTCTCGCATGGTATTCATTCCTTTCTTTAAGGTTTACCAAAAGGTAAACGTTTACCAAAGTAAACCACTGATTATAAGTCGCTCTATGGTTTACCTAATTAAGCTAGCTCCATTCTCTTCGTCGCATGACCTAACCCGATAATATGTTTTGTCAGTTCATCAGCCTTGCTATTTAGTACACGAACAGAAAGATAAACATCAAAGTCCGGTTTAACCTCTGCCACACCAACCCCATCCTTAATATTTTTCATCTCCGCATCAATAGCATTCAGTAGATCATCCCACGTTTTGCCATGTTTGGCTAAAAACTCAATAGGATCAACGTGATTTGTCTCATGCCACATTTGCGATATGCCGCGATGGGAATACACATTAGGGCCAGTATGCCAACCGTATCGAACACACGCCTCAGCGACAAGCCAGACGGTCCTATTCCACACTTCAGCAAAAGGTTCAATCTCACACATTTCAACAGAAAGGAATCGAGAATTAGCAGTTGGTCCAGCGTGCCATGCTTTTTCTGTTTCTGGTATGCAGCGAATGATAGTTGTAGGATCCACGAAGTAATGAGCCGACGCTTGCCGATCTGCTGAATTAAAATAGTCATGCTCTCGTTGTGCTGTTGCTCCCGGGGTTGCTGTGCTATGGATAACGAACCCCTGCGGGGATATTTTGCTACCGGGACGATTAAATTTAAGTAGTTGCTCTGATATTTGGTAAGGCATGGTTAACCCTTTCCTTTCAGTTCTTCAACATCTTTTTGCAGATAACCCATCGTTTTGTCCATGCTATTGATTGTGTCGCTAATCTTAGTGATACTTAAACTTATCTCATGCTGGGTATCGTCAGATTTTCTGATGTGATCCATTAGTTTTGATTCTCTTTCCTGTGAATTTCCAATTTGTTCACGATGCTCTTTGCGAGTATCGAACAGAAGCCAGACAAACAGTCCGGGCACGATCCCGAAAGACATTACGAGTTGAACTACCATTTCTGATGTCATTTAGCCACCACTCTCCCCTTTATTGCTTCAATCGTTTTTGGACCTATTCCCTGCACTCTGTCAAGGGCGTATACGTCCTCATACGGCCTACCTTGTATGATTCTAACTGCTAGTACATTACCGATGCTAGGAAGGCTGTCCAAGGCTTCTACAGTGGCGGTGTTAATGTTTATCTTAGGGGAATCTCGAATGTGCAATGCGATGAACAGGGATATGGTTATGGATATTATTAACAGAACTATGATGAGGAGTTGTCTGTCCTTTGGCTTAATAGAGGAAATGAAATTGCTAGTTTCAGTAAAGGCCTTTCGATAACCCTTGGACCATGAACGAGTGCTTTCGTTATAATTATCGAGTGGAGTTTGTTCTTTTTCTTTTAGCCATGAAGTGAGTTTAGTCCACATTTTGCACCTCCTAGATGGGAATAGGAAAAGACAGGCATCATTACGATACCTGTCTTCTTAGGTGCAACGTTAGCACCCCTTGTCATTGGGATTTGTCCGTATACTAAGGCCGCCCGGACAAGGAGCGTTCGTCGCAAAATGATCAGTTTTGCCAAGCCTTAGTTTTAATATTGTACCATAAACTTTGTTATTTGTTCCGTTTTCCATTAAATTTCGCAGAAACAATGTGTTATGATTATGGGAAAATTTAGAGGAGGTGATTGAATGAAAAAACCACAATTCGTCAAGTCTTTACTTCTGTCAATGACATTAGTTCTAGCTATCGCCATGCCTGTATCGGCCAGATCGACAATGCTACCACCGTTAGGAGTGTATGGGTCAACGTCCTTGTATGCGGACGATGATGACCATACCTATCTTGGCAAGATCACGTTGAATAATTATGACACCGATAGTATCTTCAACGAGTATGGAACCTATGGTAGCAAGTATAG